CGGTGGAGTTTCTGCGCGTGTTCCCCGCTACAGAATTGCGCGCGGAAGAGCGAGACGCGGCGCGGCGGATCGTTGGTTACGCCGCTGTGTTCGACGCGGAAACACTCATCGGGGGTTGGTATCGGGAAATCATTCGCCCCGGCGCATTTCGCAAAACCCTGACAGAGCATGACGCCGTTGCGCTCTGGAATCACGACACGGGACAGCCTCTCGGGCGGAAGAGTATGCGCACGCTAGAACTTGAGGAAGACGGTCACGGTCTGCGCTTCGACGTGATTCTGCCTGATACGAGTTGGGGGCGCGACGCCTGGGTATCAGTCGAACGCGGCGACGTGAAGGGCGCGTCCTTTGCCTTTGACGTTATCAAACAGAAATGGACGCAAGAGAAAGACGCTCTCGATCTGAGAGAGCTTCAAGAGTTGCGACTTTGGGAAATCTCGCCCGTTACATTCCCCGCCTATGAAGTCACAGAGGCGGAAGCGCGGGCTGTAATACAGGCGCACGAAGCCTTGGCGCTTGAAACGCGATCACTCGATGCCACTGAAGAGCCGACCGGAGACAGCCACTCTTCAGCCGGGGCGAGCCGGGGCGCGGATGGCGTCAATATGGCGCTGGCAATGGACAGCGAGCCGGGTTTGTCAACCCACTCGGCGGGATTGCTCGCGCTGTTGCGGCGACGGCAAACACTCGCGGAGCTTGCGTTGCGAGTCGCGACGCGCTCCGCTCGGAGGTAACTGAAATGACGAACGGAAAAAAGGCGCTGGATCTCAGAATGGCGGCAGGCGTCCTGGTAACAGAGGCGCGCGGGATTCTGGATCCAGCCGAAAAAGCGAATCGTTCCTTGTCTAAAGAAGAGCAAGGGCGATTCGACGCACTCCACGTGGAGGCGGAGAAGAAACTGCAACGGGCACAAGCGCTTGAGCAGCAAGACGCGGCGGACGCGGGCTTCACGGAACCGGCCAACGGGCCGACGCGCGACGGCGGGGCCTATATCTCGCCGAATCAGGACACGGACGTTGACCAGTCGGACTCTTTCCGGCCTGCCTCGAAAGACGGCTGGCAGAAGCTCGAAGCGCCAGTCTTCGGAAATGAGGTCCGCATGGCGAGCCGCGTCAAGAACGATCTGCCTGACGGCATCCGCGCCGAAGAGTTTTCCTGGGGCAGAGCGCTGCGCGGCATCGTGCTCGGGCAATGGGGAAGCGGTCCCGAGAGGCGAGCCTTGGCAGAGGGCGCGGGCGGAACGGGGGGCTGGTTGGTCCCCTCCAGTCTGTCAAGCCGCGTGATTGACTTGGCGCGGAATCAGGCGCGTGTCACGCAAGCGGGGGCGCTCACACTCCCGATGACAACGGGCGAGATGACCATTGCGAGGCTTCTGTCGGATCCTACCTGCTACTGGGTGGCCGAGAACGCCTCGATCACAGAAAGCGCCGTCAGTTTTGACGCGCTCAAACTGAAACCGCTTACGCTGGCGTGTATCATCGCGATCAGCAAGGAACTCATCGAGGACGCTTCGCTGTTGTCTTCGACGGTCGAGAACGTCATGAGCTCCGCGCTTGCGCTTGAACTCGACAGAGTGGCGCTGCTTGGCTCTGGCGCGGGCGAGCCGCGAGGACTATGGAACACTCCGGGCGTGGGCGAGTACAGCATGGGCGACGATGGCGCAGCCTTCGCAACGTCTTTGGGCTTCCTGCCGTTCTCTCACGCGGTCGAGATGATTGCCGACAACAACGCCGAAGCGCAAGCCGTTATCTTCTCTCCGCGCACGGCGGGCCAGTTGGACAGGCTCTTGAACGGCGACGGCGATCCCTTGCAGCAGATCCCGAGCTACGCAGCCTTGAGGAAGTATGCCTCAAAGCAAGTTCCTGACGATCAAGCACAGGGATCCGCGACAGATGCCTCTTGCGCTTTCGTCGGCGACTTTCGCGAGCTCGTGATTGGCATGAGAACAAACATCGAGCTTGAGGCGAGCCGCGAAGCGGGCAATGCTTTTAGCAAAAAGCAGACGCTCGTGAGGGCGCTGCTTCGCGCGGACGTTGCGGTGTTCAGACCGGCTTCATTCTGCATCATCAAAGGAATCATCCCCGCGTAAACCGCGCGGTTAGGAGGAACGAAACATGAACGCACTCTATGAAGGTGCACAGATTAGCATCGGGTTGGCCCCTGTTGCCATCAACAATAACAACGCGACCGGGCCTTACTACTCGATGAAGAACTTTCGCCGAGCGCTCTTCATCTTGGGCGGCGGCGCGATGGCCGCAACGAAGACCTCTATCCTGGCGCTCTATCAGGCGACGAACGCGGCGGCTGGATCCGCCAAGGCGATCACGGACGCAAGCGCGACGATCACGGCGAATGAGGACGTGACCGAGCTGACAATCACGCTCGCGAGTGTCCTGGCCGATGAAACGATCGTGGTCAATGGCTTGACTTTCACGGCGCATGCCACCGTTACGACCGTCGCCGACCGGGAGTTTTCAATCAGTGGTGACGACACGGCGGACGCGGCGGCGCTGGTGACGTGCATCAACGACAGCGTGTACGGTTGCCCTGGCGTCACGGCGACGAGCGCCCTGGGAGTTGTCACGCTCGTAAGTACCGATCCGGGCGCGGTCGCGATCACGGCGGCGAGTGAGGACGCGACTTTCGTCGTCGCGACGACGAAGGCGGTGGCTTACGTCGAGGTGGATCACATGGCGCTCGATCACGCGCTAGGCTTCACGCACGTGGCGGCAAAGGTAACGACGACCGCTAACACGGTGGTTAGCGTCACGCTGCTGCGCGGCGATCCGCGCGAAGGCATCACGCAAGTGGTCGGCGCGTCTGCTGCTGTGTAAACGAGTTTGCGGCAACGGGCGAGACTTTTGGTCCGCTCAAGTGCTGCCCCTGGGGATGGGGTGCCGCAAGATCCCCGCTCATTGGGTCCGCCTTTGCGACAGAGGGCGGGCCGCTCTCCACCCCCGGTAGAGACTGCTTCCACCTCTGCCGGGGGTCTTCCTTTGCGGTCCGCGCGCGCGGGGACCGGGGTCACCTTTTCCAAATGGAAAAGCTGATCGTCGCGAGCCGTCCACGCGCGCGGGGGCCGGGGGCGAGCGGTTTTCTGGGAAACCCCTTATTTTCGGGGAAATCGGCGGTGGGGGGGGCGCGAAACTTTGTATTGCTTTGGCTGACGAAATAGCTTGACAAAGGGTTTGACGGTTGGCAAAATGGCGTCAGAAAATGGGGTAGGAGGTCGAGACATGAACCCAATTCAAATCAGGAACCTACGAAAAACGATGGGACTCACACAGACCGCTTTCGGAGAGAGGATCGGGATCAAGCGCTCACTTATTGGGGCGTGGGAAGTTGGCGCTTCCGCTCCAAGTGCAGACGTCGTTCTCCGCTTGCGCCGCGTACAACAAGAGATGCTTGAACGGCGCTTGAATGAAGGCCAGCCGCCGTCGATCCGCGCGGCTGTGGAGGCAATCGTTTTCGAAGGCCGCGTTGAAGCCAAGGTCCGTATCGGCATTGCGCTGGCGAATTATGGAAAGGTTGCTCTGCAGCTTCTCATCGGCGAGATGAAGCCAAAGGAGCTGCGAGACGCCGGGGATCTGGCGGCGGAACTGGTAGGCCAGACGGACGCGGCGCTCTGCGGTGAACTCGGGGTTTATTTCGACAGTTTGGAGGATGAATCCCGCGCCTTGCTTCTCCGCAAGTTCGGGAGCTTCCCGAAGATGGTCAAGATGATCGAGGAACGAACGCTCGCCGAAGTGATGGCATTAGCGACGCCGAAGAAACCGTTGCGCCCCTGGGAGGTCACCCCAGAGGAAGAGAACGCGCGCGCGCTGGGATGAAAAAGAAGCGACCGCCGGCGTCGTGGTCAGCGTGCCGGCGGCCTGGGCTTCTTCTCCCTCTCGAAGAAAGGAAGCTTCTAAAGTGAACCCTACCGCAAAACCACAGAGCGCGTCAAGCGAAAAATCAGAAAAATCTTTCGCGGAGAACGTCCGCCTCTGCGCATGGCATGAAATCGAAGAGTTGGCGCGGAGTCTCGCGGCTGGCCGGGCGCAGAACCCCGATGCAATGAAAGCACTCAAGGCGCTCAACGTGACCTTGCCGGTCCATTTCGTGGCGCGGGAGATCGGGGCGCTCTGGCAGAAGGTGAAGACGCAGACGCCTTTCAGGACGGCGATCACCACGGGACCGCGCGGGCCGACGGAAGTCACGCCCGCCGACGCGCGGCCACCGGCGCCCGAAGGGATAAGGCTCTCGGACCTTCTTGACATGGATCTGCCTGAGCCTGATTTCATCGTTCCCGAGATCCTGCCGACTGGCCTGACGATTCTGGCGGGAAAACCGAAAACCGGGAAAAGCTGGCTCGCCCTGGAAACGGGGCTCGCCGTCGCCCTGGGCGGATGTGCGCTCGGGTCCGATCACTATCGGGTTAAAGCGGGGCCGGTTCTGTATCTCGGGCTCGAAGACAACGACAAGCGAATGCAGCGGCGGGCGAGGCAGCAACTCCAGGGACATGGCCGTCCCGATGCTTTCCAGTTTTTCAAGACCTGGCGACGTCTAGACGATGGAGGCCTAGAGCATCTTCGCGAGAAGATTGAGTTCTATTCTCCGCGTTTGGTGGTCGTCGACACGCTTGCCCACGTCCGACCTGTCCGGACCAGAAGGCATGATTGCTATGCCGCAGATTGTGCTGACGTTGGGGTCTTGAAGGGGTTGGCGGATGAGTATGACATCGGGGTCTTGGTGATTCACCACCTACGGAAAGCAACCGCAGACGACGTTTTCGACACGATCTCAGGAACGCTGGGCCTCACGGGTTCGGCGGATACGATTCTTGTCTTGCAGCGATCGCGGGGAGTGGCCGATGCCACCCTGAGCGTGACGGGCCGGGATATTGAAGAGCGCGAGCTGGCGCTTCAATTCGAGAAGACGACGGGAAGCTGGAGGGCGCTCGGGGATGCTCGCGAGTATGCTGTGACCTGTGAACAACGGGCCATTCTGGACACCCTGGGCGATGCGGGCGAAGCACTTGCCTTGCGAGAGATCGCCCGGGCAATAGACAAGAGCGAGCCTTCCGTGGCGAACATCCTGAACCGACTCATGGACGCTGGGCTTGTCAGAAGAATAGGCCGTGGTAGGTATGAACCCATCCAAGAAGAGAGAGAGTGAAGAGCGTTAAGAGAATGAAAAGAGTGAAGACCGTTAAAAGCGTTAAGAGCATGAAAAGCGTTAAGAGCGTTTATACCATCTTCACGTCTTCACGCTCTTCACGACCACACTACAGAAACGCACGAAGGGCGATCACATGATGGAAACGGCGATTTCAAGGCTCTGGCGTGAAGTGCTCGACTTCCGAAGCGAGCGCGTCCTGGCCCTGGCCGCGCGGGAGTGGGGGGCGTGGCCGGATCGCGCGGTCGGCGAGTGGAACATCGAACGCCGCCTTATCGCGGACCTGCATCCGGGCTTGACTCGGGAAGAGGCGGACTGGTTGGCGTGGTCTCGGGTGCGGGTTGGCTTCACCACGTCGAGAGGACTCTTGCTCTCAGAATACAAGGGGCGGGTCCAGGAAGGCGCCAAGAGCGCGGCGAGAAGCCGGGGGGCAACCGCTGCGTGAGATGAAGGGAGAAACCGCGCCATGAGCGCGTTGACATAGAAAGCGGTCCGCCGAGGTGTGAAAGGCACCCGCGACGGACCTAAGCAGAACGGACAGGAAGAGCCTATCCGAGCCGCCTGTCCCCTTATACCACACGAGAGGGGAGAGAACCATGAGTAAGAAAGCAGCAGCAAGCATCGTGAAGAAAGCAGCAGGAAACACCGTGGTCGAAAAGAAGACCGATCGCGCTTGGGTGCCAGCAAACGCCGTCAACCGGCAATGTCTTGAGCTGTGCGCTCGCGCTCACCACGCAGCGATGTTGGCCGGAGTGCTTGCGGGGAGTATGCAAGGTCTTGAGTTCTGGCAGAGGGAGCCGGCGCTCCTGGGACTTGAGGATCTTCTCGCGTCTTTGGCCGGCGACCTTTCCGTGGCGGCAGACCACGCCAAGGCGGGTCGGGTCGGGAGTCCTTATCCGGGATGCTCCGATGGCTGGATCTACAACGGCAAAGAGGAAGCTGAAGCCGCGCGGCGCGGTTGGAGGTAGAAGAGGGAGCCGGAACCCCCCCTGGGGGCGGCGGTCCCTACGTCGGGCTGCTGTCCCCAGGGGACCAGGGGGCGCCGGGGGCCGGGCCGGGGGGCCGGACCAGGGGGCAGAGGACAAGGAGCGCAATGACGTGAGAATACAGAGTCAACAGAGCGCGGTGGGACAGAGGGGGGGCCAAGGGGCGACGGTCCCCGCTCGACGGGAAAGCAGACCACGACTGCGCCTTCCCGCTCAACGACGAGAACACGCAAGCGAGCGGGTGCCAGAGCATGACGACGGCGACGCTCAAAGGATCCGTTGGCAAAGCGCAGAGCGCGAGTCGAGGGGGGTAATGGGAGAAAAATCGCTGGGTAGAGACTTCCGTAGACCGTGTGGGACCCTTTTCGCGCGCGAGCGGTACAAAATCCGGATGAAACACAGGGTAAAAAGATGAAAACAGCAATGTTTTCGAGGAATAGCACGGCGCTCTGGGACAAACTCCGGGGTGAATACGTCCTAAACCGGGCGCAATTAGAGGTTTTGGCGGCGGGTTTGGAGGCGCGGGACCGGGCAATGGAGTGTCGGGCACGGATCGACGCCGAAGGGCTGACTGTTGAAAATCAGCGGGGGGATTTGCGGCCGCATCCGCTCCTGAGTGTCGAGCGCGACTCCCGCGCGGCGTTCGTCCATGCCTTGCAGCGGCTGGGTCTACACCTACCGGCGGAATGAGGGGAAGCGAACGATGGCAAGGCCAAAGGCAACAGCGCCGAAGCGCAAGGCGACGCTGGGTAGGCTGGCGGATGTGCAACGGCACAAACTCCTGCACGGTGGTTATTGGGCCTGGATGGATGACGAACGCGACGTTCCTCCAGTGCCAAGGGGAGAGGAAACGGAGTGGAGCGGCTTCGACTCCCTAGCCGATATGAAGCGGGCCTGGCGCAAGCATCGGTCGGCGCTTCTGAAAGAGCAAGCTGAGCGCTTTCCAGGAAGTAAGCCGTTCGCCTGGTGGTACTTCGAGCGCTCGGGACACTGCATCGACGGCGAGCCGCCAGACGTGCGAGACCAACCGGGGATCTTGGTGGCGATGGGCGAGTTGACGCCTGAAACCTTGGAGCTCGAAAAGCAAGGGGCGGAAGTGGCGCGGTTGCGCGGAAAGGGGTAAAGGGGAAATGAAAAAGGCGACCTACATCATACTGGCGATCTTGACGGCCGCAGTAGGAATCTTGGCATGGAGGGAGAGTGAGATGGTGGAACGAAGCAGTCCGATGCAAGCGGAGTTGCTCCTGGAAACGCGGGCGGCTTTCCGAAACCTAGACGGGATTAAAGAGGGCGCGAGCTTCTCGGGCTATGCGCTTCAAGTGAAAGATCCGGCAACGGGACTTCCGCAAGACTGGCAATTCACGGCGCCCTATTCGGTGTCCTGTCCTACTCGCGGCGATGGACACCGGACCTGGCCGGAGTACATAAACCCCACAACCTATCTCGGGGGCGGGTGGGCGACCGCGCCCGTCGGCCAGTTCCAGAAGTGTCAGCAGTGCGAAGAGGACTATCCAGGGAGCTATAACGGGCGGTGGTGTACGCAGACTTCCGCGCTTCGGTGGTCCCCGAGTCCCATCCCGCCGATGGATTTTGCAATCACTGAGGCCACTTCGCCCTTTTGTATTGGCGCCCAGCATACGGTATATCCCATTGTCGGGAGCACGTTCCACTGCAATCTGTACTTGCTCGAAATGACGGCTTCTCCCACTCTCGCCTGTTTGAGCGGGAACCTTATCAAGAACGCTTGGGCGGACGTACAGCTAATTGGGGGCACGACGTACACCGACCGACTAGTAAAGCCGAAGGGCACACTGACGCCGACGATTTTCCAAACGGACTCGGAAGAGGGCAAGTCAAACATCGGGGTTAGTGCTGTTATCATGCGACAAGTTGGCGACAGTTGGCGTCTCATAAGGTGGGGTGGAATGGGAACGGGCGTGGGAAGCCTAGCGAGCGATGAGGAATGGCACACCGTGGACGTTACGACCGTGACTCGGGCGCTGGCCGATGGAGAATGCCGGCAGGGGGACCGCGTTTTCTGGTGTATCTGTGGCACGAATCCCGCCGGTGCTGAGGGCGGCTTCAACGGGCTGTGGCGCAGCTTCCTCAACACCTACAGTTACAAGTTCCCAAGCGACTACGGGGAAGAGGGCTATTGGTATGACTGCGAGATCAACATATCTGTTGATCGAACGGTCTACACGGCTTTCGTGATTGACAATGTGCGCTTCGAGCTCGACTGGGACCAGATTGACCTAACGGACATGGCGGTGCCGTTCTACGAGAACTGGCCGAGTCCCATGTTTGCGCCATGAGGCGGGATGATGGAAGATTCAGACTTTGAGCGCCTGGCCGCTTTTCACGAAGCTGCTCATTTCGTTCTGCGCGAACATCTTCCCCGCGCGCGGAAGGTGGATGTGATTAGCATCCTACCGACTGCCCTAGAGCGCGGGAGCTGCATCGGGCGGGGGGCGCTTTCCATACCACGGGGCGTCCGTCTCACGCCTGCCGACGAATCACTTTTGATTCAAGAGGCTATGTGCTCTTTGGCGGGCGCGGTGACTGAGGCGCGGACTATGGGATACTTGTGCCCTGAGCGGTCTCGCGACGATTGCGAGATGGTGGAACTAATCATCGAGGGCCTTGCAATCGAGAATCCCGTTGCTCGCGAGAACCTTGGGCGCGAGCTCTGGAGGCTCACTGGAAATCACGTCGCTGCTTTCTGGGGAGAGATTGAGCGGGTCGCGAGTCTTCTTCTCAGGCGGAAGACCGTGACAGGGGCAGAGGCGCGGCGATTCCTGGCCGGAAGGGGTCCAAAAGGGCGGAAAGGACGGAAATCGAGCCGGGGGGCCGGATCCGCCGGGAAAAAAGGCCATAGGATGCCCCAGGATGGCCGAACGGAGCCTCCCAGGTACTCCAACACCTTGGAAAATCGGCCTGGGCCTACGGGCCGGGAAATGGGCAAGGCGAGCCCAAAGGACAAGAAGGGATGGAAAAGGAAATCTGGCCAACGCTCCTGATTGACACCAGGGAGCAAACGCCCCTGAGATTCGACAAGAGATTCCCCGTCGAGCGGACGACTTTGCCTGTTGGCGATTATGGGGTGTCCCACTTCTCCGACTGGACGAATCCGGCCTTCATCATCGAGCGAAAGAGCCTCGACGATCTTTGCCACAGTTTCGGCAAGGACCGGCTCCGTTTTTTCAAAGAGTGTGAGGGCCTGAGACGCTTTCGATTCGCCGCGCTCGTTATCGAGGCACACAAGGACCAGGTGGCGCTCGGGTCCTACCGCTCATTGATTTCGCCGGCGGCGGTCCTGGCGACGCTGGACGTTCTGGCGGTCCGCTATGGCCTGCACGTGATATGGGCCGGGGACGCGGAAGGCGCGGCGGTTCAAGTCGAATCCTTGGCGAGGCAATTCTGCCGGGGCGTTTTGAAAGACGCGGCCAGGCTAGGCGTTGCAGTATGAGAACGAAAAAGGTTGCAAGTTGGCGTGAAACTTGCGAGAAGAACGCGAGCGGCGAATAAGCCGCAATGGAGATGAAGATGCCAAGAGAAAAAGCGGTGGAGTTTCTGCGCGTGTTCCCCGCTACAGAATTGCGCGCGGAAGAGCGAGACGCGGCGCGGCGGATCGTTGGTTACGCCGCTGTGTTCGACGCGGAAACACTCATCGGGGGTTGGTATCGGGA